GCCACCAAAACCTAGTGCAGTACTGCCCCAAGTTTGTACGAACATGGAATATACCGTGAGGTCATACATTGAGTGCCGGCGAGTCTTTTCGACCCAGCAATCATCGGGTGCTACAGCAGTTTTCATTTCCTCTCGAGTAAGAGTACTACGCCATGCATCATACTTGGCCCAATCTCGATCTTTGTACACATACTCGGGAAAGGCTTCATAGGCAGCATGTGCCATGGCTGTGGCCAGTGTTTCAATAGGGTTAGTTGCTTGTGGCATTATGCGGCCTTTAGTAGATACATGGTAACATATTCATTGTCGATTACTACCATTTGATTTCCGTATTTGTTGTGCTCGCCAGTATACCACGAGCGTTTTTCGGTGTTCAGCAGTTCAACTTTGACCATCTTGGGATTGAGTTTGACCACCTTGGCCACTTCCATGCCGTTTTGGTGTGCCACTGCCACGCAGTCGCCCAGCTCAATGTCGCGGCCAAGTTTGTCTCGGTGTGCAGGTACAGTTTTCATCGTTCGGGATAGCTAGCAGAAAGGAACTCAGCAAAACCTTGTGCGTTTTCGCTGAGACGGTTAAGTTCGTATCGGCCACAGAACTTGAGGAACTGACCACCAATCATGGGGCGGTTCAATGCCACGCTGCCTGCTGCGATAGTCTCAGCAATCTTCAGCTTGACGTCGTTGGGCTGTGCAGTGAGATCCACTAGCACACGATTACGGTTGTAGTCATCTAAGACCTTGTGTTCAACGCCATTGTGGTCGACCCAACGTTGCAACATGAGATTGTTCCACGCGAAGCCTTGGCTGGCACGATCAGCGTAGGCTTCTTCCAAGCCCACTTTGTTCTTGCTGCCTTTGGTGCGCACGCCAGGATAGGCCGAGAACACATTGTCAGTGGGATCGCCGCGCATGCACTTCTCAAACAGGATCCATTTGGGATCAGGAATGCGTTTAGGCTCTTTGGTTTTCTTGTCAATTACCGGGCGACCCTTCTTGTCAAGGATGCCTTCTAGTGTGTGCAACTCATCTGCGATACCATTGTACTGCCGCACATTGCTAGCCAGCAATTGGTAGAAGTCGGTGTCGCTGCTGACAATCACATGCTCATCGTTGGGATGACTCTGTATCCAGCCAGCAATCAAATCATCTGCTTCTAGGTTGTCGTGTCGCAGCACAGTGCAGTTGGTCTTGTCTGCTAGGAACTGTTTAAGTGCGTCGAAGCTTTCCCAGAACAAGCGATCTTCTTCAGCTTCTTTTTCTGTCAGTGCTGCACGAGCGACTGAACGATTCTTCTTGTAGGGCTCGTAGAAATCTTTGCGCCAGCTTCTACCCTCTAAACAGAATACCACGTGATCTGCACCTTGATCGCGCCAGGCCTTGTTGACACTGGCCAGTGTGACATGCATGGCAAAACCCAAACGATCCCATGTATCGCTCTGTCGGCTCGCGCTGTGACGTGCGCGGAAGAATGTGTTAGCTGTGTCTACAAGTAGGTATTTCATTGAGTAATAATAGCATATTACTCCACCTGTGTCAACCTATTTCTGCGCGGCCATCGCCCAGATCTTTGCGCTGTATACCCCTGGGGTCTCTGGGCAAATTGGCTTCGAATTGTTCGAAATTTTCCATAACCACATTGCGGCAAATCTCCTGGAACCAGCGGTCGATAATGACACTTTCGGGTTCATTGGGTTTTCTTTGGAATCCGGCACGTACCAATTGGGCTAGAAATTTGTCGTTCCAATCCAGCTCAAACGCACCATTGCCTACATTTTCTGCGTCCAGCTCAACACTGATTACCCCTACCCAAGGCTCGCCGCGCAGGGTAGCTGCTTCTTTGGCCGAATTCACAACAGGCGCTGTCGCTACAGTCTCTTTGGGTCGACGTGGTCGGCGTGGCTTGGGCACCTTGGGTGCTTCGGGAATCGCTGCTTGTTCTGCGAGAGCCTTAAGTGCCTGTTCTTTGCTGGCAACGCCACCAAATAGTTTATCAAATAATCCCATATCAATCCTCTTTTAATTCCATCCAAGTATGGTCGCCCATATACTTGACCTGTGCTACATACTCGTAATCTTCCGGAGCACCGGTGCTCCAATTGGTTGGTCCATTGTGTACCAACAACATCTTTTCTCGTCTGCGTTCCCAAACCAACCAATAACTCTTGCCTATTACCAGTTTAAACTGAAACTCTGCACCATGCACTGCGTCTGTTATTTCCAGTCTACGTTTGATTTGCCTGGCTTGATCTTCCAGCACATGGACCAATTGCATGATACGATCATACTCTTGCTGAGCAAACATCCTAGCATGATTGATCATGAGATCCTTCTGCTCAGTAACAGGAATCATGTCAAACTTGGGTCCACTGGACTCGGTAGCATAGGGTGTGACATTCCTGTTGAGGAATGGTATCAGCGCACCTGTGCTGGTGCTGTCGTAGCTGTCCCGTCCTTTGATGAGATTTGACCGTTCTTCGCTCACTGTTTGAGTTTCCATATAATAAATTTATCTCTGTGCATGTCATATACTTCGTCTACAAAGGTGTCTCCATGCCGAACGGATCTAACACCGCGGTAGTGATGTTTAAGCCAAAGCCACTGCTGAGTTTTAACGCATCGTCGTGGCCACAAATAAAAATGTTTTTGCCACGTGACCTGTGTGAGTGCATAGTCTACGCTGTGTTCCCATCGTATGGTTACACGAACGCTACTGATATCACCATACATCAGGTGCCCCACTCATTCTTGAACAATGGCACCTGTAGTCGATCACTGTAGCGCCAACCTTGGTTCATGGCCAAGACGGCCACGTTTCGGTTGTTGAGTGCATACACACTTTCGACACCACCAATGGGCATCAAGTAGACATGACCCTTAAATCCAGCTGCACGATACTCTGCTACTGCACGTTCTGCATCAGCAAAGTCTTCTCGAGTAGAGATCACCAATTTCAAGTATGTGTGCCCAACATCTTCATATTGACACACAACCTCGGGACGAATAGCTTCCTCCCACCGCTCACCACTGCATGGAAGTTTAGCACTCACGCTAAACGTCAATGCTTCACGTCCACGTGTACGGTTACCTAGTGTCCAGTTCAGCAAATACTTTCTAAACTCGGGAGTCAATGCCTGGGTACCGTTAGTTTCGAATGTGATCTCTCGTAATCCTGCCATCTTGGGATCATCCAACAAGCTGGGATATGCACGTTGCCAACCCAGCAATGGTTCACCACCTGTGATCACCAAGTGCTCGTCACGCCACTCCTTGAATGGCAGCATGTTCGCAATATCTTCTGCCAGTTCGGTATTTTTACGCATGGGACTTAGATCTTTAAACTCTGGCATCCAGCTGGCATAACTGTCACAGCCTGTGCTTACTAACGGTAGCTCTTCATACTTTTGAAAAGGTGTAACCAATGAATGTGTAGCCGCAATACCAGCGGCCTCCATACTCAATTCACCACGTGGCATACCAAAGCCGGCACATTTGAAATTGCAGCCAAATACACGCAAGAACACACTGGGCACACCCATGTATCTGCCCTCGCCTTGTACGCTGTAGAATAGTTCTGCTACTTTGAGTTTAGTCATATATGGTAGACCATTTCTTGAGTTTGAATTTTTTATTTGCCTTGGCTTCATCTAACTTGGCAATATCCACAATGCCTTGTTCTAACATGATATCAACCATAGCTAACAGATCACCAAGCTCTTCTTCCAGGTGTTGTCTGTTGGTCAGTGGTTTGCCGGGCTTGTAATTGTCGATACCAAAGCGGCTGCATTTGCTAACCGCTTGGATCACTTCTGCGCATTCTTCTTGAAGAATGTCCATTACTTCTTTTTCTTTTGGGTTCATTTTAAAAAAATATGTTGTTAATTTTAAAAATTTCTTTCCATTTGCCACTTGGGGGTATCATAAACCATATTTTAGTATTTTCTGGCATTACGAGTGTCCAATTATATTTCTTTTTTGTAATTGCTAATGCTGGAGGGATGCTTTTTGCCCATTTGCTAGTAAAATCATCTCCTACAATTAGAGTACAATCGTCAATAAATCTAGCTATGTCATTTACTAAACTGTCTGTATCGTGGTTAGCATCAATAAAAACCATATCGTGCTTGATATCGTTAGAAAAATTCGTGCTTGGCATGCAGTGCAATTCTATATTATCAATAATATTACTACCCATACATAGTTTAAAACTTTCCTCCCAGCTGTTGTTTGCTATTGCCATTTTAGCAGCAACCATGAATAATTCTTGATCACCATCTATCTTATCGGGCATATGAATGAGATTGTGCGAATACTCACTATTATACTCAAATGTATCTACCACTGTTAATTTAACACTATCGTGTTTTCCAGCAAATAGTGCAGAAGTTGATCTCCCGAGAAAGCAACCAATTTCTAATATTGATCCATTCTCCGGAACATATCCGGATAGTGTTTGTAACACTATCAGGTCTGATTCGGACATCCAGCCGGGAATGTTCTTGTTGAATTTTTTCACGCAAACAAGTCCTCGTTCCATTCACGATGCCCTTCGCGGAAAGCCATGTTGGCCTGTGTCTCGCGCACCTCTACACGATAGCACCAAAGACGCTGGCTTTCGCCCGGTCCCCAGTAGTCGGGAATGTAAACACCATTGACATATTTGTACAGCATGTCGCTCAGTGCTTCGCAACCCAGTGCCGGCAGTATGGTCAGTTTGGCCAGCTTGCGTCGTTCCATTTCTTTGTAGAACTCAAGTTCGGGATCATCATGTGCCACTAGTGTGGTATGATCAAATTGATCTTCTAAGAGCTTTTTAAGTTCTTTGAGTCCACCGTAGTCAGCAGCCCAATTGCGAACGTCTAGGTCGTTGGTGCCAAAGTAGAACTTCATACTAAATGA